ATGTTTCATATGGTTGACGAAGAATTAACAAATTTAGACCCACGTCTTCCAAATAGATACGCAAAGATGATGTCAGCCGCTGATTACGTCTATTATATCGTTCCAAAAATGGAAAAGGGTATTACTGGTGGTATGGTTGAAGTTGAGTATCCTTCCAAAGAAAATCCAAAGGCTGTAATTCATGCTCAGGCCATGGTTTTTCCCGTATTGATTCATGAGATAGTTAAAGGTGTAATGGAGTTACTTTCAGCAAATGGATTACCTAAAGATAAAAAATTAACTGAGTTTGTCACTAGCAAAGCTGATTTCGTTGCAGCAGAACCTTGGGATATGAGAATAGGGCCTGCTATCTGGGGCAGATTTACAGAAGCGATTGATGCGGATGATTTCAATATGAAACATCATGTTTATGCCGAATTAGCAGCATTACCTGCCAAAGAGTTTCATAACTGCATGAAAGAGATTATGGCAGGAACGAAAAGAGGCAAAAAAATAGTTAAAGAAATCATCGATAATGTGAAACGTGAAATACAAGAAGACGAGTTTAATAGCGCACTAAATGAACTAGGCGGTGAATACCAAGATGATGGAATCGACCCGTACTTATAATTAAAAAAGCACTCAATTGAGTGCTTTTTTAATGGTTATACCCTCAAAACCATTGAAAATCACCCTTTTTGGAGAGTTGGCATATTTATATAGTAAAAGAATATGCTGACAAGACAAGAAATACTTAAGGAATACAGCAAATGTTTAGCGAGTCCTATCTATGCAATAGAGACATATTTGCAGACGTTTGATAAAACCCAAGAAGGATTTGTCCAATTCAAGTTATTCCCAAGACAAAAAGAAATCATTCATGCTTACGAGCATCATAGATTTAATTTAATTACAAAACCAAGACAGGCTGGGGTATCAACTACTTCAGCTGCATATCTTTCAATTAAGGTCGCATTTGCCGACATTGATAACCCAGAAGCGGTTCTAATTATTGCCAACAAACAAGAAATGGCCTTTGAATTTTTGGCCAAGATTAAAGATTTTCTACAACAATTACCTAGATGGATTTGGGGACCTGAATATTATGGAAATGCAAAAAATGAAGCAAAGACTATTTTTATTACAGATTCTAAGAAAGAAATCAAATTACCAAATGGTAGTCGTGTAAAGGCTGTTGCAACATCAAAAGATGCATTGCGTGGTTTTACTCCAACATATCTTATAATGGATGAGGCTGCATATATTGACAATGGTGCTGAAGTATTTGGTGCAGCATTAACAGCGTTAGGTACTGGTGGTAAGGCAACTCTTATCTCAACACCTAATGGTATGGACCCATTATATTATAAGACTTATGAACAAAGCAAATCAAAGAAAAACAACTTCAATATCGTTGAAATGAAATGGTATGAAGATATGAGATATAATAAGGATTTGCAATGGATTAAGGGTGATGAGATTGTTCCTGAGATAGAATTTAGTTTTGATTCATACCAAAAAATGATTGATAATGGATATAAACCAACATCATCATGGTATGAAAATATGTGTCGTGGTATGAATAACGACGCTAGAATGATTGCACAAGAATTGGATGTATCATTTATTGGTTCCGGTGGTAATGTTATTTCGGAACAAGATATTGAAATGCAAGAAAAGGAAAATGTACAAAATCCTCTTTGGGTTAGTGGTGGTGAAGCTGAAACATGGATTTGGAAACAACCGGAAGAAGGGCACCAATATATTATGGCTGTCGATGTATCAAGAGGTGATGGTGAGGATTCATCCACAATTGTAATTCTTGATTTTACAACCATGGAACAAGTTCTTGAGTATCAAGGTAAGATTCAACCAGACCTTTTAGCTCAACTAGTTGAAAAATATGGCGAAGAATACAAGGCATATACTGTTGTAGATATTACTGGTGGTATGGGTGTATCTACAGTACTAAAATTGCTTGAATTTGAATATAAGCGACTTCACTATGATGTTCCAAATAGCAAAATTCTCTCAAGTAAGCAAAAACAAATGGAAGCTTTTAAAAAGAATGATAAGGTTCCGGGGTTACAGGTTGGTTCAATTCGTTTGCAAATGATTGCAAATTTTGAAGAAAAAATACGAACAAATCAAGTTAAAATTAGGTCTGTAAGAATGACAAATGAAATGAAAACATTTGTTTACAAAAATGGTAGACCAGACCATATGGATGGATATCATGATGACCTTATCATGGCAATGGCAATGTGTTTATGGGTTCTTGAATATTCATTCAAAAAACTTGAAAAACTAGAAAAACAAACAAAGGCAATGCTAGGTAGTTGGATTGGTTTAAATAATCAGCCACAAGAACAGGTTCCATCCAATGTTTCCCGTGGAACAATCCCACCTAATAATCAACGTATACCTAATAAAAAACCAAACTTTAGCCCTATTGTTTCTAAGAACATGCAAGACCCAACGGGGCAATATATGTGGTTGTTTAGTGGTACTAAATAACCCTTTATTTTTTACATAAAAATACTATAATTTAAAAAAAACTATGGCTAAGCAAAATTTAACAATATTCCAAAAATTAGGACAAATTCTAGGTCCTGATGGGATAAAAACAAAAGAAGCACCAAGACCTCAGACACAGAGATATAACATCAATAAAGATGTACTTCTTAAAACTGATAATAAAAAAGAATTTGAGGTCGCAAAGCTTCAGGCTCAACAAAATAAGTATCTAAATCAAGTTTGGAAAAAAGTAGAAAATGGCTTGTTTCAACAAGCGGTTAACTATGAAACAACCAGAATAGGTTCTTATTCAGATTTTGAAGCAATGGAATTTTATCCCGAAATTGCAGCTGCATTGGATATCATGATGGAGGAATCTACTACGTTGAATAACAATGGTAGAATGATTAATGTATATTCTGATAGTAAAAGGGTTAAGGGCATTATTGAAGACTTGTTATTTAACAGGTTAGATATTCATACCGCATTACCAATGTGGACCAGAAATACATGTAAGTACGGTGATAATTTTGTTTATTTAAATATAACCGATAAAAACGGTATTATTGGTGCAAAACAAATGCCTAACTTTGAAATGGAAAGAAGAGATGGCGGTTTGTTTGATATGATTAGTTCACATAGAACTGATGATAATGTTACAGATAGAGTTAAATTTTATTGGAGAGGTCGTGATGTCGAATTTAATTCATGGCAAGTAGCACACTTTAGACTGCTTGGTGATGATAGAAGATTACCATATGGTACATCAGTTTTAGAAAAAGCTAGAAGAATTTGGAAACAATTACTTTTATCTGAAGATGCCATGCTTGTTTACCGTGTAACAAGAGCACCCGAAAGAAGAATCTACAAAATATATGTTGGTAATATTGACGATAAGGATGTTGAAGCATACGTAAATGAGATTGCGAATAGGTTTAAAAGGGCACCAATTGTTGACCCTCAAACTGGTCAAGTCGATTTAAGAATGAATCAGTTATCAAATGACCAAGACTATTTCATTCCAGTAAGAAGTGAAGACGCACCAACACCTATTGATACATTACCGGGAGCAGCTAACTTAGACCAAATTGCTGATATTGAGTATCTTCAAAAGAAATTATTTACAGCACTTAGAGTACCTAAGCCGTTTTTAGGTTTTGATGAAACAACTGGAGATGGAAAAAATTTATCTCTTCAAGATATTCGTTTTTCTAGAACAATCAACAGAATTCAGCAAGCTATGTTGCAAGAATTAAATAAGATTGTTATTGTACATTTATATCTTTTAGGGTTTGAAGATGACCTTGATAATTTTACATTAACACTTAATAATCCTTCAACACAGGCAGAAATGTTGAAAGTTGAACATTTACAAATGAAGGTTACACTTTACAAGGATGCGGTATCAGATGCGGGAAATGGATTTGGTGCAATGTCTATGACAAGAGGTAAGAGAGAAATCCTTGGTTGGTCTGACGATGAAATTAAACAGGATTTACTTGAACAAAGAATGGAAAAAGCCGCTGCGGCTGAATTAATGAATTCAGCATCAGTAATTAAGCATACTGGTATGTTTGATATTGTTGATAGAATATATGGTGATATGGATGCAGCACTTAAGGGTGGTACTCCACCTGATGGTGAAGATGGGGCCCAAGGAGGTGCTGGTGGCAGCACTGGTGGCCTAGGTGGTGGTTTTGGAGGTGGTGGAACTGCTGAAGCTGATTTGGACTTTGGTCCTGAAGGTGAAGAGGGTGCTGAAGGTGCTGATATTGGCGTTGATGCTGCCGAAACTCAGGCTGGTGCCGAAGCTGGTGCGGCTGAAACTGAAGCAAACGCTTCACAAGCAGAAAAGCCAGAAGGGCCTTTGGCTGAGGGTATTAAAAAAGCTCAAAATATATTAAGTGAACACAAAAAAGAATTGGTGCATAAGCTAAATGATAGAAATGAAAAATATCGTGGCATTTTTGTTAATAATCTAATTAAAATGGTTAATCACGAAGAAAAACCTTTAGAAAAGGTGAAAATTTACGATAAAAACGTAAAGATTAACGAGAGTATAAATACGATGATTAAAGATATTGATGATATGTTAAACGAATAACATTTTTTTTGTTAAAATAACGATATTTATTAAGTAAAATATAAAATGCAAAATTTTGGCAAAATAAAGAATGTTTTTAACAATTTGCTTATCGAAGGTATTGTCACAAAAAATGACAAAACCAAAAATTTGTTTAAGAAATATCTAAAAACAATTAGAGAAAGCAAGGTTTTAAAGACACAGTTTTTGGTCTATACCAATATTGAAAACAAGATTGATAAAGACCAGTTCTCTGCAAATTTATTTGTAAGCGAAAACCTTAAACTATTTGAAGGTTTGGATAAAAATAAAATTGTTGAAGAGAATAAAAAATTGGTTGATTTGTTAGAAAAATTTGGATGTAAGCTTGATGAGAACTACAAGGGTTCTAACTTACATGAGTCTATTGCCAAATTAATATTTACTAAGAGGACACCTAACAATGTGGACGAGATAACAAATGAACTAAAAAATGTTACAAATCATATAGTTTCAAATAAAGAAAGAGTTGTTAATGAAAGTATTGATATGCCGATTAGTTTTTTAACCAATTTAATGGTTGAAAAATATAATACGAAATATAACGACTTAGATAAAGATGATAAACAAGTCATGAAGGCTTTGATTGAGGGTACCTCAGAAGCAAAAGAAAGACTTTATTCCGAGATGGTTTCCGAATGTATAGAATTGGTAAATAATTTACTTAAAGAATCAGATGAAGAATCAAAAGAAAAATTATTAAAGGTTAAGAATAAACTAGCAGAAAAAGAGGAAATCAGTGAAGATAATTTTATCGGTAAAATATCTAAAATTGTCGAGCTAAAAAATAACCTTAAAAATGGGTAAAACAACAGTTGCAAGCATTAAGCTTGGCGAAAACAACGAAAATCTCACAAAGTTGAGGGAACTTGTTGAAAAGTTTTCGATTAACGAAAAAGAAGAAGAATTGGAAAGTAATAGATTTAAAGCTATCCTAACAGAAATTAAAGATGTTGTAGAAAGCGAATATCATGACACCGATTCAACAGAAAAAAAATTAAGAGCCTATGAGCGAATTTGTCATAGGATTCAGATAATATTAAAAAGATTTAAACTGTAATTAAAATGCCAAACAATCCCGAAAGAGAAGACTGGGCTTCATATAGTAAATTGGTGTTAAGAGAACTTGAGAAGCTTAACGACAATTACGAAACTATGAGAAAAGATTTTGACCTTCGTTTTAAAGAAATGAACGATGTGCTCATTGATTTTAAAAATACTGTAAAAACTGTTGACGACCAGAAACTCTGGATTGAAAAGGTCAACGATGTATGGTCTCCAGCTCAAATGAAAGAAGCCAAAGACGAAATTTACAGACAAAAAAATAAGTGGGTGGCTACTGTCGCTATTATCACATTTCTTCAAGTCTTGTTGGGTATTGCAATAGCTCTTTGGGGTAAATTCTAAGATTCTTGACACATTCATTTTTTTTCGTTATACTTGGAAAAAACCGGGTTTTATGAAAAAAGGAAAAGAATTAAAGGTACAAAAGTTTAAAAATTACAACATTGTTTTTGGTAGTGTGAATAACAAAAACCCAAAAGCTATCTATATCAATGTTTCGGCTTGGGCCCAACCAAAAATTGATGGGGAGATTAATTATAACAGGATTATTCGTGATATCGATAAGAGGGTTAGACAAGAGGTTTATAATCAATTAAATGCCGATGTTACAACCCCATTTATTAAAGAGAGAACAATAGTTGATTTCGATATCCGTGAATCTGGGGTTAAATACGGGAAAAGAAGCTTTACCAATTGTGAGCTAACTTTATTTATGAAATATGAAATTCCAGTTAATTCCGATGAACTTAAGCCAGATGTCTATAAAATTATTGGGAATGTAATCAAAAACGTATTTGACGTTAATAAAAATTTTAAGTTTTACAAGAAAAAAAACTAATTAAACCATTAAATAATTAAGCCTCAATGCAAATTGGGGCTTTTTTCATTCAAAGGCATATTTATTATTAATAAAGATAAATATGGATTTGAAAGTAATTAAGGCTGGTCAATCTGGATTTGGGTATTTAATCGAACAGGACGCTGGGTTTATATCTCCAACCGAACCTAGAAACCAGAATCTAATAAGAGAATTCAAAAACTTAGATTTAGGTGACTCTCACCCTGAGAGTCTTATAGTATACGTTGTACTTCAAAAGTATGGTGTAAAAAATAGAAACGGTAGAATCTATCCTGAGTCAATCCTCAAGACTCAAAACGAAATATATCAACAAGCAATTAGGGAAAGAAGAGCTGTGGGTGAATTAGACCACCCAGAATCATCAGTTATTGCTGGTGATAGAATATCACATAATATAATAGAGACGTGGTGGGAAGGACATACTCTTATGGGTAAAATGGAAATCCTAATGTCAAAAGGATATATTAAACATGGTATTGTATCAACCAAGGGTGATGAAGTTGCTAATCTATTAAGGAATAATATTATGATAGGTGTATCTTCTAGAGGTGTTGGTTCACTTAAAGAAGTCAAGGGTGACTTTATTGTTCAAGATGATTTTGAATTGATTTGTTGGGATATTGTAACCGCTCCTAGTACTCCGGGGTCATGGATGTTTAAGACCAAAGAAGCTGCAAGACCTTATGTTGAGAGTATTTCAATGAAAAAACCTAACCTAAATGAAGGGTTAGATAGATTTTTATTGGATTAAATATAAAATATTTAACTCAAAAATGATTTTTTAAGAAAAAAGATATATTTATTATGTAAGTGAGTCGTACTCACTTTGTTATTTATCATAAATAAAAAACAAACAAAAAAAATAAAATGGCAGACAAAAAATCAATCTACGAAGAAGCCCTTTTGGATGTTAAAAAAATTCAAGAGGCTTTAAATGCCAATACCAAAGAAATACTTCGCTCAGTTTCGAGAGAAGAAATTGATGGTCTGGTGAAAGAGTCACTTAATGAAAGTGATTACGAAGAAGAAGACGTTGATACTGCTGATGACACTGAAACCACTGACGACACTGAGGCCCCTGCATCTGATGATGCTGAGGAAGCTGGTGAAGAAGCTGGTGAAGAAGAATCAGGAGAAGAAATCGGCGGCGAAGAATCAGATGATACCGAAGTTGCTATCCCAGATGAAGTTGGTTCTGACGACCAAGATTCAGGAATGGACGCAGATGCGTTAGGCGGGGATGAACTTGATATGACAGGTGCTTCTGATGATGACGTTATCGCAATTTACAAAAAATTGAGCGGCGATGACGAGATTGAAGTTGTAGGAGACGAGATTCACATGAACATCTCAGAACCGGGAGAGTACATCATTACTAAGGGTGGACTTGGTGCTGGTGCTGAAATGGAAGAACCAGTCGGCGGTGAATTTGCTGAACCAGAAATGGGTGGCGAAGAGTTCGGCGAACCAGAAATGGGCGGCGAAGAAGACGAATGGGATGAAGAAGGTTTGACTTATGAAATTGAAATGGACGACGAAGAAACCCTTAGCGAAACTAAGGATATTGAGTCTGTATCCGCTCCAACTGTTAAGGAAACCAAAGACATTGAATCTGTATCTGCCCCTACCGTTAAGGAAGAAGAGGAAGAAGAGGAGTCTGAAAACATCGAAGAAGTAAAAGAAGAAGACGAAAACGCTATTGAAGAAAAGATAAGTGTAGGTACTGGTATGAGCGTAGGCACACACCGTAACCCATCTGGTCCTAAATCAATTGGTGCTGGTGAAAATCCTAAGTCTAAAAACGAATCTGTTGCTTCTAAGAAGGTTGTTACCGAAGCTGAAGTTAAGTACAATAAATTGATTACTGAAGCTCAGCAACTTAAGGCTGAAAATGAAGAATTCAGAAAGGCTCTTAAGAAATTCAGAAGTATGTTGGTGGAAACTGTTGTTTTCAATTCAAACTTAAGTTATGTAACTAAGTTGTTTATGGAACACTCAACCACCAAAGACGAAAAGAAAAAAATTATCCAAAGATTTGATGAGGAAGTAACAAACCTTAAAGAGTCTAAAAGATTATACAAAACTATTGCTAATGAATTGAGCTCTAGAAAGCCAATGAATGAAGCGGTAGAAAACAAAATAACCAAAGAGGTTACCACAAGCAGCTCAAAACAATTAAACGAAGCTACAGCTTATGTTGACCCTTCTACTCAGAGAATCAAAGATTTGATTAACCGAGTTGAAAATAGATAACAAAAAAAAACAAAAATAATCCAAAATTATGTCACATTTATTAACATCTGGACAAGTTGGTAACATCGGATTGAATCACATGAAAGCAATCCGTAAGGAAACCCAAGCAAAGTGGGATAGCCTTGGTTTCTTGGACGGTCTTAAAGGACACGTTAAAGAAAACATCGCTCAGCTTTATGAAAATACAGCTTCAAATCTCTTAACTGAGTCTACCACTGCTACTTCATCTGGTTCTTTCGAAACAGTTGTATTCCCAATCGTAAGAAGAGTATTCTCTAAACTTTTGGCTAACGATATCGTATCTGTTCAAGCAATGAACATGCCTATCGGTAAATTGTTCTACTTCGTACCTCAAACATCTAGCCGTGTTAACTCACTTGGTGTTGCTGGTAACGACTACGCTACCACTTCATCTTCTGATGTTTATGGTACAACCTACTCAGCACACACTGGTTTGAATGGTGAGCACAATGGCGTTGCTACTGCTGCCGCTCTTCCTGTTGCTGTAACCAAAGCTAGCCAACCATTGACTCAATGGCAAGCTAAGAACCTATACGACATCTTCTATGATGACGGTATGTTCGATAACTCTAAGGGTACCCTTACTATTAGAAGTGTTAACGTTTCTACATTGAACGCTTACACCTTCAATACTGATGGTACTATGTCAGTTGCTGCTGGTGGTTCAACCCTTCCTACTGCTACTGATGGTTCCGTAAGAAGCATTATCGTTGGTCTTTCTGGATTCAGCGGTGGCGCAGGTTCAAACGGTAGAGAAGTATTGACTGGTCCTGATGGTAACAACATGGACACTGAGTCTTTCTTGGCTTCATTGCACGTAGTATCAACCAACGCTATCCTTGATAGAGACGGTAACACTATCATCGCAGCAAACAAGGAAGTTCCTTTCAGACTTGTTACTCAACAGTACGGTAAAGGAATCGTTAGCGGTTCTAACTCTCTTACTGACGGAAGTGGAGTTTGCTACATCGAGCTTGACTTCAGACACCCAGTAGGTACTACTGCTGGTAGTGGCGCAGCTGCTGCTGGAACTTCAACTTACGATGGTTACGTAGGTGCTTCTGCTACAACTGTAAGTGCTTTCACCACAACTGCGGGACTTATCTTCGCATGGGCTGAATACGCTTCTCTTGAACTTGAAACCGAATTGGGTGAAGTATCATTCAAATTGGATGAAGTTGTTGTATCAGTTGAAGAAAGAAAATTAAGAGCTACATGGTCACCAGAATTGGCGCAAGACGTTAGTGCATTCCACAACATCGACGCTGAAGCTGAATTGACAGCTATGTTGTCTGAGCAGGTTGCTGCTGAAATCGATAGAGAAATCTTGAGAGATTTGCGTAAAGCTTCTGCATGGCAGCTTCGTTGGGACTATAACGGTTGGAGAAGAGCTTCTTCTGCTGCTAGCCCTTATACTCAGAAAGACTGGAACCAAACCCTTATCACTAAGGTAAACCAACTTTCAGCTCAAATCCATAAGTCAACTCTTCGTGGTGGTGCTAACTTCATCGTAGTATCTTCTGAAATCTCAGCTGTATTCGATGACCTTGAATATTTCCACGTAAGTGATGCTAACCCTGAGCAAGACCAATACAACATGGGTATTGAAAGAATCGGTACATTAAGCGGTAGATATCAAGTATATCGTGACCCTTATGCTCCTTCTTACTCTATCATCGTTGGTCACAAAGGTAAATCATTGTTGGATACTGGTTACATTTACGCACCTTACGTGCCATTGCAACTTACCCCAACCATGTACAATCCTTTCAACTTTGCTCCAGTTAAAGGTATCATGACTCGTTACGCTAAAAAAGTTGTCAATAATAGGTTCTACGGCCATGTGCGTGTAGATGGTGTTCCAACTTTCAACGTAGCTGAATTGAGATAATCTGAAAAGACTCTATAAACTTAAAAGCCTGATTTTATCAGGCTTTTTTGTTTTAAGCCGATTGGTCTTTTCATTCGGCTCATGAATATTTATCTATATGAAAAATTGCATAAAAGAATTACTTAGAGAAGCAGTTAATCAAGAATATACTAATATTGATTTAACACCATATAAAAATTTTTCTTTTAGTTATCAAAATAAAAAATTTGTTGTTTTTTCAATTAAAGAAGAAAAATCTTTGGGTCAGGTTATTAGAATAATATTTATTCCTGAGAACACTAAATTAGCGGATGAATATATTAATTGTGTGAATCCGTTTATTTTTCTAAATATTTCGTCAAAATATGCAACTAATGTTACATATTATATTCCAAAATCTCAAGTTAAGATGAATTTAGGTAAAAGTTTTGCTCCTTTAGCCCCGCTTATTAATGATATTAAATCAAAAATAAGCTAAAGACCTAAATC